TCGCGATTGACAGCCGATCTACAATAAGGGGCAATTAGCTCCTTTTTTTATGTCTCTTGAAACTACTGTTTTTACATTCAAAATTATTGTCCCTTATGAAAAATGGGCTGCTGTTTATGACAGCGAAGAAAATATAAAAATGATGAAAGAAACTGGAATGACTTGCTTATACAAAGGTGTAAATAAAGATGATCCAACCAGTGTAATTGTCATTGAGCAGGGTGAAGAAGGTAAAGCAATAGCTATGTTTAAAGATCCAGAAGTTAAACCATTAATTGAGAGTGCAGGTCATATTTATGATTCAACTGTTATTTCGAGCTACTTTTAATTGACAGTCGATCTAAACTAGGGAGCAATTAGCTCCTTTGATATGACTGAAGAAAATTTTTGGCTAATGAACCATGTGCCAGTAGTCATAGCAATGGATCTCAAAAATCAGATAAATTCCGTCCACACGTCGTCCACACTTTTAGTTGATTAAAACTCCATCAAGAAAAGCCTAAAAAGTTAAATCTGGTACTGACAAATATTTTAAAAATAAATACTATATGCCTAAATAATTATCTAGGAATTTAAATTCATGATTAAGAATTTATTCATAGCAATCGCTTTTGCTTTGATGCTCATCAACCCAAATATTTCTATAGCTGCCGAATCGCCTGTAGATGTACAAGAAGTCTTTGTAGGTTCTGAAACTATGGATGGTGATGCTCTTAAATATCCAAAAGGAAAAGCAGAAATAAGATTACAAAGAGTCGAATTAGCTGAGGGAGGGATAGTCCCGCTTCACTCTCATCCAATTCCATTATTAGGTAATGTTGAGCAAGGTACAATTGTTGTCAAAAGACAAGGTATGGAAGATCTTACCTATACAGCGGGGGATACCTTTATAGTTGGTCCAAAGACACCAAAACATACAATGGGTAATGCAATGACCGATAATGCAATAGTTTGGTTCGCAGCAATTGGAGCAAAAGATGTCCCAATTCTAATTCCTGCAGAAGGATAAATTTATCTATAAATCAATTTTTTTTAATTGACAGTCGATCTAACATAGAGGGATGAAACCCTCTTTTTTTATGAGTGCTTTAACCTTAAAAGATGGATTTTTTAAAAGAGATAGTAAAAGAGATAGGAGATGAATATACGCAGATTGCGTCAGATATTGATGAAACTGAAAGATTCATTGACACTGGATCCTACATTTTTAATGGACTCATTAGTGGGTCTATTTTTGGCGGGGTTAGCAGCAATCGTATTACTGCCATTGCTGGTGAGTCGAGCACTGGTAAAACTTATTTTTCGCTTGCTGTTGTCAAGAACTTTTTGGACACTAACCCTGATGGGTATTGTCTCTATTTTGACACTGAAGCAGCCGTCAATAAAGGATTATTGGAGTCTCGTGGAGTTGATACGACACGGTTGGTTGTTGTAAATGTAGTTACTATTGAAGAGTTTAGAAGTAAGGCACTTAGAGCAATAGACATATACTTAAAAAAAGATGAAGAAGAGCGTAAACCTTGTATGTTTGTGTTAGACTCTCTAGGTATGCTTTCTACAGAGAAAGAAATTAATGATGCACTGAATGATAAACAAGTCAGAGATATGACTAAATCTCAACTTGTAAAAGGTGCGTTCAGAATGTTAACACTTAAATTAGGTCAAGCAAATGTCCCACTCATTGTCACAAATCACACGTATGATGTCATCGGAGCTTATGTTCCAACTAAAGAAATGGGAGGAGGTAGCGGACTCAAGTACGCAGCAAGTACAATCGTTTATCTCAGCAAAAAGAAAGAGAAAGATGGTAAAGAAGTCATCGGAAATATTATCAAAGCAAAGACTCATAAATCACGTTTAACAAAAGAAAATCGTCAAGTTGAAGTTCGTCTATACTATGATGAACGTGGACTTGATAAGTATTATGGATTACTTGAGTTGGGTGAGATTGGTGGTATGTGGAAGAACGTTGCAGGACGTTATGAAATAAATGGAAAGAAACTTTATGCTAAACAGATTCTAGCTAACACTGAAGAGTACTTTACTGATGAAGTGATGGAGAAGTTAGATACGATTGCTAAAGAGTATTTTTCTTATGGTTGAGGTAATTGATAATTTTCTCCCAAGGGATATTTTTGTGGAGATGCAACATAAGATTTTAGCAAATGATTTTCCTTGGTATTATAATAACGGTATAGTAGGTCCCCATCAAAAAAACAAATATCAGTTTGTTCATACTTTTTTCAATTGCGATATCAATTTTTCTAATTTACATAATGAATACTACAATTTTATAGATCCATGTTTACATAAACTGGGTGTTAAACATTTAAAAAGAGTAAAAGCAAATTTAAATCCAAAAACTATATTTCATAGAAATGGTGGATTTCATTGTGATATAAAAAATGTAACTACATCAATTTTTTACATTAATACTAATAATGGGTGGACAAAATTTAAAGATGGGTGTAAAGTAGAATGTATAGAAAATAGAATGATAATATTCGATTCTAATATAGAACATGCAGGATTTAGTTGCACTGATCAAAAAAGAAAAGTGGTTGTAAATTTTAATTATGGAAAGAATTGAAACAACGGTTCTTCGGAATCTAATTTATAATGAAGAGTTCTCTAGAAAGGTTATACCTTTTATTCAACCTGATTACTTTGAACAGAGATCTGAGAAGGTTGTCTTTGAAGAGATAACTAAATTTATTGTGAAGTATGGTTCAGCGATAACCATAGAAGCATTGAATATAGAAACTGATAATCGAACAGATCTTACAGAGGCAGAAGTAAAGGAAGTTAGAGATATTAATAATTCATTAAAAGATATACCCGCAGATTATCAATGGTTGATGGATACTACTGAGAAGTGGTGTCGTGATCGTGCTATATATTTGGCACTCATGGAATCAATCGCACTTGCAGATGGACAAGATGACAAAAAAGGAAGGGATGCTATTCCTAGCATTCTCTCTGACGCTCTGGCTGTTTCTTTCGATAATCATGTAGGTCACGATTATTTGGAAGACTATGAAGAAAGATTTGAATCCTACCACAGGAAAGAAAGTAGAATTAAATTCGACCTTGAACTCTTTAATAAAATTACAAAGGGAGGTCTCCCAAATAAAACACTCAATATTGCTCTTGCAGGTACTGGTGTTGGTAAATCTCTCTTTATGTGTCATCATGCTAGTTCTGTACTTTTAGATGGTAAGAATGTTTTATACATTACTCTTGAAATGGCAGAAGAAAAGATTGCAGAAAGAATTGATGCAAACTTATTGAATGTAAATATACAAAATATAACCGAACTTCCCAAACCTATGTTTGAAAGTAAGGTAAATAATATTACAAAGAAAACTCAAGGAACTCTCATAATTAAAGAGTATCCTACTGCATCTGCACATTCAGGTCATTTTAAATCATTACTTAATGAACTCGCATTGAAAAAATCATTTGTACCTGATATAATATTCATAGATTACTTAAATATATGTGCATCGTCACGTTATCGTACAAACAACAATGTCAACTCGTATTCCTATATTAAAGCGATTGCTGAAGAACTCCGTGGTCTTGCAGTTGAGGCTAATGTACCTATCGTCTCCGCTACTCAGACGACTCGTTCTGGCTATGGTAGTAGTGATGTTGATCTTACTGATACAAGCGAAAGTTTTGGGCTTCCCGCAACTGCTGATCTTATGTTTGCTCTTATTAGTACGGAGGAGTTGGAAGCGTTAAATCAAATTATGGTTAAACAACTTAAGAATCGTTACAATGATCCTACAATATTCAAGAGGTTTGTTGTAGGAGTTGATCGTGCAAAGATGAGATTATATGACTGTGAGCAACAGGCACAAGAAGATATACTTGACAACAAAAAAGACGAAGAGTATAATGAAGAAGAGAAAAAACTACCTAAAAAATCATTCGCAGAATTTAAATTTTAATGACTAAAAAAGTTGACTTCAATAAGTATGCTCTATTCGTGGATGGTGTCACATCCAATCCCAGTAAGGATTATCAATCTTTTATTGAGAGTCTTAGTGCGCTTAACGGAAAAGGTGCCAATATTAATCGTCTTACCACTGCTGCTGTTGGCATTAGTGCTGAAGGTGGTGAATTTATGGAAATCGTTAAGAAAATGGTTTTCCAAGGTAAGCCTTGGAACGACGACAATCGAGAACATCTTATTATTGAGTTGGGTGACGTTATGTGGTATGTGATGCAAGCTTGTGCTGCACTTGATGTTTCACTTGAAGATGTTGTTGCAGGGAACGTAGAAAAATTAAAGAAAAGATATCCTGGTGGAGAGTTTAATGTATACGAATCAGAGAACCGTGCAGCAGACGACAGATAGTAAAGAAAATATTAAATTTATAAAATACTATATCCCCTATGGATTATGAAATAGAATTAAAAAATGAAAAATTACAAAGTATGATTCATGTTTATGAAGAGCATATAGATGCTCTTGAAAAAGAAAATAAAAGTTTAAAGTTACAAGTTGACTTTTTAAAACAGCAACTTGAATATAAAACTTTTGGTAAACCGTTAAATTTGGAGGAAGAAGAGTGAGTGGCGACATAGGATTAGAAGAACCGATTATCTTTTATCATAAAAAGATGTCTGAAGCAAAGAAGATTGTATTAAAGCATAAAGGAATTGAGTTGGCATATATGGAAATAAATAGTCAAAAAGTTAATGGCAGTAAAATTTAATAAAGGAGATATATCAGAAGCTATTCTTTGTGCTGCAATCGCAGCAAAATTTAAAAAAAGATTAAGTGCTAAACAACTTAATAATGACCCTATTATATCAATCGGAGATCTACCACCTATTAATTATCAGGAGGTTAAATCAGTTTTAACTGATATGGTAGGGTCTGGTTATAGATCTAATTATAATGTGAGAGACCGTAATATTGCCACCAAACAAGTAAGTAAAATTACAGATAATATATCAGTATCAGTTGGATTGCCACAACCAAGTGCACAATTTCTTAGTAATTCTGCTAACTGGGGAAGTTTATTCGATATATTTAATGCAGCGGTTAATAAAGTAAATTCAGATACAGCGATAAAACAAAAAGTTTTTAGAACACAATTTAATTTAAAACAAGATAGTATCACTATTAATGGCATAGGAACAAAAAATCAAAGATCAACTAAAGTTGATATTAGATTAGATATATCTACTGGAGGTGTCACAGCTCCTAGAACTAGTAGTCAAATATCATTAAAATATGAAGCACCTCAATTTGCTCAAGCTGTAGGATTACAATTTGATAGATTTGCTAATATATTTGAACCACTTGGTATTGCTAATTATACTGCTGATGAAGCAGAATTTAATAAAGCTATATTTGAATCATTTCCAAATATTTTAAGTAAAAGATTTGATAGTCGTGCTTCAATTATGGAGTCTAATGAAGTGAAGGCATTGAAATCTCAAGCTACTAAAATTTTTCAAGGTAGAATATTAAGTCAATTAACTAATTTATTACAACAACCAGGTTTCAAGCAAACACTAGCAAATTATGTAAGGTCAAAGGCAACCTTAGATGAGAGTGGTGTTGAATTAGTTAAATTTTTAAAAGATGGAACATCTATAACTCAAACATTCGATCAAAACTTTATAGATAATATTACTTCAAATGAATGGGAAGCTGAATATACTTTCAGTGATAACCCTACTATTATTGTTTTTAAAAAAGGTGGTAATAGAAGATCTGACAAACTTCTACAATTTAGATATCGTGCAGATGCTAGACAAAACAAATCAGATAATACATTTAATATATTAATGAGAACTTACGTTGAAGCAGGTCCTTTAATTTACACACTATAATGAATGATTTAATTGAATCACTGATATATCAGTTTAAAAGGCAAAGAGTTATCAGAGGTAATATATACGATAACTTTATGTTTTTTTCTTATAAAACACTTGGGGCTGACAAAGATGATAAATATAAACATACTAGAGCGTCTATTCTTGAGTATATGACGCAGAATAAGAATGAAATCTTATTGAAACTAATTAAAGACTGATGAAAACATTTCTACAATTTGTTACTGAAAGCACTGCAACCCAACAAGCAGCTAGATTGGGTTTGGTTGGTGACGGTCATGGTGGATGGACAGATAGAAATACAGGAGAATTTGTAGCAAAGACAGAAAAAGGTAAGTTAAAGTTTTTTAATAAAAGACAAAAAGTAGGTGGAAAAGATCCTGCACAATCAGAAAAAGAAAAGAATTTGTCTGATCCTAATATGGAGGCACCACCCGAAGGACAACAAGCACCACCACCCGAACAACAAGAGGTGCCACCAGAGGAACAGCAACAACAACAGCAACAACAAGTACAGAGTCCTGATTTAGCAGCAGGTCCGCCACCAGTTCCAAAAACAAAAGGAACATTAACACTTGCATTTGGTAGATTTAATCCACCACACGCAGGTCATTTACAACTAATGGATGTTGCAGCACAATCAGCTGCAAAATCTGCAGAACTTGGTAATGGTGATGATTATATTATTGTTCCATCAAGGTCGCAAGATCCAAAGAAAAATCCGTTAGATGCAGATACAAAAGTATCATT